GTTTTGCCCAAACCGGTTCAATATGGGTGCCTTTATCGTGTAACTCGGCACCGTATCTTTTTTCTTTCGTGAACTTTCCTTCTTCGTCAACTGCTACTGATGTAGTACAGAAAAGAGTCTGACTCGACATAGGATGCTCGATAACTTTCAGTACATCTTCAAGCCATCCTTTTTTAAATCTCATCCTGGAATTAAAAATTGCGACAAACGGAGTCTGCGCTAATTCAACGCCTTTATCGTAGCAATAAGGAGCACCTTGCCTTACTTTGTTGTGTATAATAGAAAGTCCCGGATATTTTTTTGTATCGATCTTATGCCATCTTTCTGATCCATCATTAAATAGGAAAATATGGAACAATTCAGGGTTTGCAGTTTCGTATATTGATTCAATAGTCCGTAAAGGTTCTTCACCTTCGTTTATCGCTGATATTACTATGGTGAGTTTTTTATTCATTTTCTCCTATTTTAAAGCTGAATCTTAAAAGTCTACGACAAAGTATAAATCCTTCTGGCAAATACTCTGTTATCATATTCGATTGATATGTTATTGGGGCAATAAGATAAAACCCTGTAAATTCAATATCTTTATAGGCCAAAAGCTGTACTATCTGATTAGCTACTGTATTAGTAGCTTTCCAACTTCCATATTTTTTCGATCCTTCTTTTACGTCAATCAAAACGGTACAATCACTTACCCGATAATCCTCATCACCGTCATCATCTATAGTAATATCAGACAATAAGACACAATCATAACTCTGCTCAATATCGCCAAATGTTTTATATGGCCACGAATCACCATTGTATGATAAATTACCATTCAATGTATCATAAAGCGCATCTAATATGGCATCCATTGGGTCTGTCATCTCTTAACTTTTTTTAGTATTTTTTTAACTCCATTTTTGTAAGCTTTACGGTTTTCATTCGCTGAATTAAACAAAAACGGGCGTGCTCTTAAATTTATTTGCTTTATTCCTTTGCCCTTAAACTGCATAGCATATGTTCCAAGACCTTCTGGCACGCTTACTAAATTTCCTGTACCAAACTCAACATAAGGCGCATAATGTACGTTTGTTCCTACAGTTGCACTAAGCGACTTTTTTTTAATAGTTCTGTGAATTGATGGACGCAAGTTATTATCTTTAACTCTGACTCTTTTTTTTGCCGCCAGCTCAATTTTTACTGCAGTAGTTTCTACGAGTTTGCCAATATCTGATTGAACAGCACGCCCGTATTTTTGCAATTTTTTAATTGTTTGCTGAACACTTCTAGTATCTAATCTTATAGATTCGTTTGCCATTAGCTTTCTTTTTCTACTGCTTCAATATATTGATAGCCCTTAAAGTCTCTGTCTTTTATAAGGCTCATTATTGTCAATCTTTGAACTCCTATTCCAATTATGCTCTGATTGTCTATGTCTGAGCGTTCACGGATTCGTATTTTGTATGGTTTTCCCGAAATTAGCTGCGCATATTGCAACCTTTTGTATCCGGTGATTTCCTGAACTTCAGCCCATACGTTTTGAGCTGTTGCAATGGCTGATTCGGTTTCAATAGTATTGCCTCCCTGACCATCATCTGAGGCGGACAAGGAATAAAATGAAATTTGCGTATTCATTCTTCCTATGCCTTCTTTTCTTCTATGATTTAGCCCAGCCATACAGTTTCGCAATATGATTGTAAAATATTCATTACTTCAGAATTTAATACCGGTATCCAGTTTTCGCGATTCTCATACCATTCAGCAACTTGCTTCATGATAGCTACCTTCAGGACTTCCGGTAAATCTTCTGTTTCTTCATCCCCATAACCAGCTTTATACTCTACCTTGTAATTTAACTCAGTTTCAACATCTACTCCTATTTTAATAGTTTTGGGAAAGTAGAGTTCTTTTTCGGTCATTCCTTCGAGATAATACCCAGTGTTTTGTTCTATTTCTGTTTCATTCTCCTCATTGTCAACCTCATATACGTTATCGATAGAGATAATAGGATAATCGGGTAGTGTTACCCGATTCCTATCATCTAAGTCCTCAATATCAATATAACAAGTTATCGATTTTTCAGCGAAGGTTAATCCAGAATATTTTTCGCAAAGCTCCCTGGCTGATTTGCCCATAGAAGTTATTAAAGCCTCCTCGTTGGAATCACTGCCGGTATACTTTACATAGTTTTTAAGCACGGCCAACGTTACTGGCTCCGCGCTCACATCTGATATTATCCTTCGCTGCATATCGTTAATTGTTACTTGGTTTCAACAGGAGCTTTTTCCTCCTTAGTTTTCTTTACAACTTTCTCCTGCTTCCTGGTTGTTTTCTCCTTAACAGTACCGGCAAAATCTTCCTTACTAGATGCCTGAGCAATACCAGCGTCAACAGCTTGTTTTGCAAAGGTTACTTCCTTGTATACCTCGCGGCCTTTGAACGGTCCATGAGTGTACTTTATTAATACCTTGCGCTCCATGCGCTTTCTTCGACCATTTTTGTCCATAATATTTAAAGTTTAACAGGTGATAATTTTAAACCGAATTGATCAAGGTCAACAAGGGTGCCGGATGCTCCGGTACATAAAATCTTGATATACCTGTAATCATATCCCGGTAAAGTTATTGTAGCTGTACGCTCAGCAATTGTAGCAGTATCAGCCATGTCATAAATTCCAACTCCAGAAGCTGATGCAAATGTATCTACAGCCTCAAACCATCCACTATAATAGTCCGTTGCTGCTGCTGTAACTTCGGTATATGTGTTTACCTGCGTTGCTGCGTCGTAACCTCCGTTCGTATAGGTCCACGTTGTAGAACTTCCGATATTTTCAAATGTTACTCCGTCGTAGGAACCCTGCGGTTGAATAGTTACATTACCAGTACCTCCAGCAAGTGTATCACCGGATAAAAACCAAGTGAATGCATAACGTTCATCCCACAATACTTGAAAAATAGCTTCTGCTGTTGTAGCCCCAGAGATAGAGTCTACAGAAGTAGGTGCATACCATCCCCAGGAGTCATCCTGTTGGATAACAATATCAGGTGATGAAGTAGGCGTCTGTGCCATTGTGAAAACAAAGGCAAACATTCCGATTAAAGATAAAATATACTTTTTCATAATTTTTCCTTTCTTATGATGCGGCAATTAAGCCCACTGCAGTTTCAAAATCTCCGTATACAAACGCATAGCGTTCAAGCACTTTAACAACGTGCGCCAAGCGCATAGTTGCTTTTATTGATACCTGATCAGCCAGGAATTGAGAAGCCACGTTCTCAGAAGTTTTTATAGTTAAATTCCTTTTAATGTATGCACGAGATTTTGACCCATCGCATACCAGGAATTTACCAGCAGGAATGTCCCTAGATGGAATAATCCGCAAGTTCGAGAACATATCGTCGGAAGTCATATACTCTTTCCAGATTGGACGTCCTTCTGCCTTGATAGTCTTCAGATAAGTTGAAGTACCAGGGTTAATAAAGCAAATATTTGCCATATAACCTTCCTGATCGCCTGAACCGTCAGTGTCAACTCCGTTCGATGCCTGAAGCATTGCAGACATAATTACATCCCAGTGATTTGGATTAGTAATTGCATCATCAAGGTTCCAAGGCTTTGCGAAGTTTTTAGCAAGCTGTGAAGTAGTATTTATCCAGCCGAAAATTTCATCTGCTGTTGATCCATCTCCTAGGAAGATAGCATTTTCAACTTCGCGCATCAGTCCATTACGCAACAGATCATCAATTTCTCCCATTGTATAATCGGCATCTTCAACCATTTCTTCCGGGAAGGTCGTGTAGTGGCCTAACTTATAAAAATTCTCAGTACGAGCTATCCATCCAACCTCAGATTGAGGAAGAGCAACTCCTTCAGCCTTGAAGGCTGCTGAATTAGTCTTTGATACTTCCTCGGTATAACGAATCGAGCCAACTTTTTCACCAACTACAGATTTTGCAACCGCGGCCCATGCGGGTGTTTGCATCCATGGTGACTTCGTCACACCGGGAATATTCATCTGAAGTAAATCAGTAGTCCCGGAATCAGAAGTGAAAGCAGTACTTGAAGCAAGAGCTGATTTTATATCAAAACCAAAATCTTTCTTCTCACGTTTTTTAAGTGCGCTTTTAAACTCCTCGTTAGTTACCAGGCTGTGCAGTTTTTCTTCGTAGCTTACGCCTTTTATTCCCTGCTTTTTCTTCACATCTTCGATAATGAGTTCAACATCATCAATGCTTTTTCTCATGCTCTTCATTCGAGCAGCAATAGTCTCATCTCCGTCCATCTCATTCTGAGCAATAAAATCGGAGATGCTTTCCAGGGATTTTTCGACAGCTTCGACCTTAACCGATTCTGCCTTACCCTTCACGGTCTTTTCAATTTCTTCGAGCGTAGCATTTTGCTTCTCGATAAGACCTTTTAATTCCAAATTTTTGTCATCTGGCATGTCCTTAGTTTTTAATTAGTTTACTCGTTTTTAAAATATTGACCAAGTCCATCGGCTCTCCCTGCGAAGTGTCATCAGACGGCTTTTCAGTGATAAGTGATTTTAACGACTTTATGGTTTGTTCAATTTTCTCAAAACGCTCATCGCTATAATTCATACGGAATGCTTTTTCGAGAAAAGAAATATACTTTAATATATCGTCTTGTGTTTTTAAGCTTTTCATACTCACAAGCGGCGTGTCTTCATTTGCTCCCCAGCTCGTTA